CGTTCCTAAAATTCCTGTCATTACCACTAGCTGACTTTTGCCAGGTTGATAATTGGGCCTAGAAAATGTCTGCCTGACTCTCTTCCCAGCTGTAGAGGCGGTGACCGCCATCACTACAGACGCTCTATCAGCATCATGTGTGCTTGTCGTGCCTGTTCCTGATACTTCTGAATCATCCCAGAATTCTGGTTCTGCACTGTGGGTTAGTTTTGTATCAAACAATACATGCGGCATAGAAACGCGCCACCGCCCAAAAGCATCAACAGACGGTGAGTCCTGTGCTTTTATATTTGCATCAACGGTGGCGGGGTATACGCTTATGGTCATACTGCCTCTCCACCTGATACCGTTACACAAACGTCTGCACTACTTGCATTAGCCTGTATCATTCCGCCCTCTCTTGTTACTTGCGCTCCAGTCCACTGGAGAACGCCATTAGCGGGAATATTTACAGCTGGCAACAGAATATTGTCATTAGATGCAGAGTCACCATCGGGAACTAAATATACTGAAGCGGTAACATCAAACGCATTGGTATTAGCTATATCAATAGTTTTCACTATGTCCCTCGCATGGACTGGAGTAGTTCTCAGCGTGGTAAGTGCTGGAGATACTGCCACCTCTTCACCACCCAGCCTATCTGGCGTGATTACATCGAAAGCCATAACAGAACCCCATTTGATTTAGATCTTTGTTCATTAGATATGGCCATACTAATAGCCTGTTGAGATTTTGCTTCAGCTGAGCCTGATGATGTATCTACTGTGATAATTTCTCCGGGCACCAGTTCAAATAGCTTCTCAAAAGCTCTGATCGCTCTTTGATTGGGTAAAAAGCTTGCTAATTCTTTTCTTGTTAAGGGTTTTGGGTCTTCTGAAGTAGACATAGTGTCACCAAGCCAAAGGCTCTAACCTAGCTTCTAATCTCGATACAGATAGCATTGAATCGCTAAGACACCGGAATCTTTGAATTCGCCAATGATCAATAGTTCCTTGTTGAAGCCAAACCAGGCGTTTATTCCTTTGTCCTTGCTTGCCAGCTTTTATAGGCTTCTCAGTGCTCCATGTTTCACCATCAGTTGAATAACTAGTCCAAATGGTTGGGTCTTCATCAATAACCGCTCTGCCACTTAAACCAACAAGTTCAAGTTCATGAATTATTGCACCTCGCCCTTCGTTGTATAGTATTTGAGTTCCAAATTCACAGCTGACATCTTCACCCCAATGTGATGCAACTGTATTTGTTAGATAGCCATTAGCAGAAGATTGAGGATCTTCAATAAGCCATTTTCCATAGCAATAGACTAAATTCTTGGCTCTGTATTCACTAAAATCATCAGATATACCTGAGTCCAAAGAAAACCACACTGGCTCACCAACAACTGCAGAAGCCGCATTATCATACACCCAAGTTACATCTGGAAATCTTACATATAGATGCTGATGGCCTTTGTCGATTCTTGATTCAAATACCACAGCAGCCAGCTCTTCTTCTGTGTAGGTTTCAATTATCTGATCAATTTCTCTTGTTGATATTTTTACACTTTTCCCACTGCCACCTAGATACACAGCGATTGATTCATTCCTGCCACTGCCAAGAAAAGCGATATTATCTAAAAAAGCGCAACATGCATGCGTACCTATTGTTCCTCTACTTATCTGAGCACCATCTATTCTTTGAAATGGAAACCCTGACCCACCTATATTATCAAAGGCTTCTATTGTGTATCGGTTAATGGCATGAACTTCATTGTTTATTTCAATAAGGGCTTTTACAGGATCTGGATCGACTTCAGATGAACCGTACTTTAATGGATTAACAGAAAATGGATTATTAAGTTCTGTGACAATGAGATTTTCACCGTCAGTTGTCATGAAATAACCATCTATCCATATAACATCAACTACCACTCCAAGATCTGTATCAGTATTCTGCTGTAGCGTTGTTCCATCATATAGGTAAAGCGACCCACTTGTAGCCACAGCCAAGTGCGTGAACGAATTATCCATGCTCACTTGACCGCTGCCACCTACATCACCAATTGTAGTGACAGTGCCAGCTGCATCAATAGAAACCAGTTTTGCACCCATTACTCTGTAACAAACATCGCTCCAATTTCTTCCACCACGACCGACACCCGGTCCAGTTCCATTTGAAACAATGCCATCTGCAGGGCGTAAATATCCAGCAGAAATACCCTGGCTCTTTGGAACCGGAATCATATTGCGTGGATAAGAAGTTCTATAATCAGAATTCTCATCTGTGTAGATACCATTTAAAATTGGTATTTGCATTATTTCATTGAACTCCTGAATCGTGCACGAGCACGCTTCACCACTTGCACAATAGAAAGCTCACCAGTATATGTAAAACTTTGGGCTGTGAACTTGAAAACTGCAGCAGTTATCGTGTCAACATACGCTTGGATTTCTGTGAATGCTTGTGCTGTAAAGTTGAATGTCACAGCGGTCATCGTTTCAATTGTTGCAGCACTCACGTTGAAATCTTGTGCTGTGAAATTGAACGCTACAGCGTCAATGGTATCGGTGACACCTGTTCCTGCGTCTACCTCGCCTTTTCCTAGTGGTAACTTTCCTAGTGAGATTTTACCAAGGATCACCAGTCAGACTCCACGTTGTACGATGACAACTCGATCAAAGTTAGCGATTCGATACTGGTTTCAGCAGCATCTGAAGCACTACGGATAGCTTGCACTTGATCCCATAAACTTTGTGAGCTGTTCATTAATATAGAAAGCTCGCTAGTTGTTATGTCGCCCACAGCATGTCTGTACAACAGTTCAATAGAAGATGCTAAGTTGTTTCTTTGTTTAGATGTTGGAAGCAATCCAACTATACGTTTGTTAGCTTCATTCTTTATCAACTGTTGTTTTGCCGCTATTTCATCAGGTAACGGATCAAAAGCATCGATGATACTTTGCACCTTCACCTCATCAGTAGCGACCCAGTCGTTATCCTTTTGCTTCAGCCCTTCACCTTGTCGTTCTATCTCTGCATAGAGAGCCGCACACACCTTGCCTCTGGTATCTATCATGGTTTCACCAATGCGATTATAGGCATGTTATCTGTGCGTTGACTTGGCGTGGCTGAAGGGCTAGCCGGCAACACAATACCGCTTCCTGCTTCTACAACGACGGATTTTAGCGTCAAGAAACTTCCACTATCATGCCCTACGAATCCAGGGTTGATTGAATCACCCGCATAGGTTCTAACACCAATGGCTGAATCACCTATTAGAGCAACACAATGCAACCCCGGCGATATTACAATATCGCTTGAAAAAGAACCTTCTTTAACTCCAGTTGTAGTCGTATCAAGTGCGCCTGTTTCAGCCAATTTAACAGCTGGTCTCCCTCCACCCAGCGAATATATACCAAGTCGTGCAGTGCTGGCAGCCTGTGCAGTAGTTACATCCAATGCCAACCCTGTGACCCAGCCGCCGTATATGGAAATGAAAGGGATGTAATAGACACGGCTTGCGGTTAGCGATAGTGTCCCTCTTTCTGACATACCGAGGGAGAACACATACTGTGTCGCAGTGTCGTTGACGGTGTCTGGTGATAGCCACAATGATGTTTCTAATGGTGTTGCTATCACCGTTTTCGTCCCAGCCCCTAGGCTCAATGGTGATGCTGTGCCGCTAGAGTTCCTTATTACTGTCTCTCTAACAACCGTGGTTGAAGCAGACAGATAGTAAATCCCGTATTCTCTTTCATTATTAGTTTCATCTAATATTCCGCAACAAAACCTTTCATTAATGGCAAAGAAGTCACTAATAGCATTGTGATCAGAGTCAACTGCACCCGCTACAGTTAAATCACCTGTGCCTGTGGTGGTGGTTTCCTCTTTTATTGCTTCACCGTACATTATCGTGCACTCGTGATAATGCCAGCGGCATCAAGCTGGATTGAATATGGGCCAGCTACATTACCTCTATCAGCACCGAAATCATCAGAATAAGCAACGATCTCAGATGTAGCAGCAACCCCAGTGTCTCTAATTAACACAGCCCTACGTGCGTTGGTGAAGCCAGCTGCATCTTGTACCCATGTAGCCGGGTCATCTGCGTCAATGGTGATGTTTCCAGAGCCATCCATCGACACTGACGGATTGTTCAGAACATTCCCTCCTGCTGTGTAGCCTGTACCACTCACTTCATTGGCTGAAGCATCGTCCCAAAAATCGTGAGTGTTTTGATTAGGTGTGTAGGCAGATGTTACAAGAGCAATCTTGAACCCATTACCACCTGGTGTATCGAAATCAAGCCCGTTACCGTTGAACTGTCTTAATCGGGCATTGTCCGCCAGTATCCAGGTAGCCATCATGCACCGCCCATGTCATTAATCATTTTAACAATATTGTCATAAGCATGAGGTACAGGACGTTCAACAGCATCCATCAGCTTCCTGCGACGATTGATTTCACGCTTCAACTCTGCAACTTTGACCTGGTTGGGGATCTTTTTAAGGTCTTCACGCTTGATGTTGTCCATGCATCTGATGATACGAGCTAAGTGTCGCTTAATCGCAACCATCTCATGCGAAGTAGGGTTCATGTGGATAGGCTGCCCTTGCATCTCAAGCTTTGGCGGCTCTTCAGGTGGTTTTTTCATTAACCATTGGAACATCAGAAGCCCTCCCCTGGGATGATATGCAAGGTTGTTCCATCTGCT